GGAGTATTGCTTCTAATGGCCCCCAGCCCCGGACTGACTGAAATCGCAACAACCACGCTCAGAAACAGGAGAGCTAAAATGCCTTCTAAATCAGTGAAGCAGGCCAAAACCATGTCTGCTATTGCCCATGGCTGGAAGCCAACTGGTGAAGCAGCCGGTATCCCTAAACCGGTGGCAGAGGAATTTCATGCCGCCGACAAAGGCAAGAAGTTTGGTGCTAAACCCAAGAAAGAAAAGGGTTATGACCGCAGCGGCCATTTCCCTGGAAACCCAGGCTTCAAGCGTGAAGGGAAGCCCCCGTATGGTGAGTACAATGCCGGGGCGCATGCCAAGCAGCCGCGTGGCAAGTCCATCGGCAATGCCACTGAGTTTACCGGACATAAAGCGAACCAGAACTATCAATCAGAGCTGCGTGAACATCACGGCGGCAGAGCAGGAGGCTCAGATATGGGTAAGCACCATGGCGAAGTTGCGCACACTGGCCCGGCTGACCGGGGCGGCAGTGAACTGCAGGACAAAGGCCCGGCCCCCGGAAACCATCACCAGCCCGCTGGCAAGAGCCTGGGCGCTGGCCGCACCGACGTTGCCGAACACCACGTAGGGCAGAACTTTGGTGGTGTGGCACACAGCTTCCGGCCACCGGCTGCAAATATGGCATCTGGGTATGGTCACTCTATCACTCAGCGCAAGGGTCCATTACGTATGAGTGGTCATTCAGGTGCTCATAGGGTGGGACACCGTGGCAAGTAAGCAGCCGTTCTACGCTTCTGAACCGCATGTACCAGCCAAGAAATTGGCTGGGACTAACCCCGTGGGCAAAGTTGAGTCCCCCGGTGGCTTCAAGCCGATTTCAGTTCCCCTGCATCCAGGCCGTACTCATGCCCTGGGGCCGCTACTGCGCCAGCCACACCCCAAGTCCCATGGTTTTGGACATAAGGCACATCAGATACAGGGTGCGCTGCGGCTGTCTGGCGTGCCTAAAGCCCACAAAGTTGGCGTGCCCAAGACAGGTAAGAAACTGTAATGTCCAGTGGGCACGATCACCCTGATTGGGCCGGTTTGAGCAGTCAAGCAATTGATCGGCTGCTGAAGAACCCTGAAGTCACCAAGAACCTTTATCGGGTACAGGATATCTGCCGAGACTACGACCTGCCCTACCTTGGCGGTTATTCAGAAAACGGGGAAATTGTTTACATAGACCGTCACTTGCCTGATGAACTGACCATAGAAGTGGATGGGCACAAGAAAACCTTTGACCCAGCCCGGTTCATCACGATGCACGAACGGTTTGAGAAGGCAGTGATGGACGCCTGTGGCTGGGCCTACGGCCACGCACATCAGGCCGCCAACGGCTACGAACGCCGGGGTGTGCTTTCTGCTGGGCTGCCCTGGAACCCTTACAATGAAGCTCTCGAGCCATTCATCAAGGCTGATGAACACGAAGCCCTGAAGAAGGTGCCCGCCAACCTGGATATGAAGCCTTATTACGCCCCACCAGTTGATAAGGCTCTCATTGCCAGGATGGAAAAAGCTATGGGCATTGGCGAGGGCAAGCAGAATAAAAAGGATGTCGACTACAGTGACGGGCACCCCGGTTCACACTGTGGCTGGACACCAACCTGGCCAAGGTGCGCCTGCAAGCACTTCCTTGAACCACACAGTTGTGAAAAAGTCAAAGGTTACATAGAGCCAAAGAAATGGTGTTCTCTCTACGCCCAAGATTGAAAGTGTCACTGCCTGGCAGGGCATACACCGTCAATAATAGTCTTAGAGGATTTGCCAAGAACTATAAGTTTGGTCTTGCCCCGTATATGACACCAGAAGCACGCGCCAGGAGCATGCAGGGGCTGTACAAAACCTGGGATGTACAATCCCGTCAACGTCAAGGAGAGAAGGTCATGGTCTTGAGCAAAAAAAGTAAGAAAAGCAAACGTAAGCGCCTCAGGTTGCGGGAAACCGTAGCCAAGGAAGCGCGTGAAATCCAGGAGCTTGCCCGCAAGAACGCTCAAGCAGCTATGATCCGAGTTGCCCAGATTGCACAGACTTCACCCAACGAAACTGCTGCACTTGCCGCATCTGCATTGCTCTTTGAGCGTGCCTACGGCAAGGCCAGCCAGGTCAACATCAACGCAAGTCTAGACGCCAATGGCAAAGCAACCGACGTCTCCCAGAAAGAGCTTGACACCAGAATTGAGAAGGCTCTCGAGCGAATTGACAGCCTTACGCGAGGAGCGCCAAAAGCGCCTGCGCGCGAGGAACCACTTATTGACCTACGCAAGCTCGATCGAGATCCCGACAGCACCCCACTCAATTGACCAAGATGATGAAAAAGAGAAGTTCATCCCGAATACGAAGGCGTTTGGCGCACACCATTTGCTGTGGCTTGAGTGCCTCCAGAAGATTGAAGATGGCGAGATTAAACGTCTTATGGGCCTTATGCCGCCTGGAAGCGGTAAAAGCATCTATTCCAGTGTGGTATTTCCAACCCATTTTCTGGGACGTTTCCCCAAGCGATCCGTCATTATTGCGAGTTACGCCTCTGATCTCCCGAAGAAATTTGGACGCCGTGCACGTTCAATCGTCACTCAGCCAATATACCGGCGAATCTTTGACACGACACTGAGTGAAACTTCTTCAGCGGTTGACGAATGGGCGCTGACCAACGGCAGTGAGTGGATGGCGGCCGGTATCTTGACCGGCATTACCGGCAACCGCGTTGACGGGATCATTTGGGACGACTTGATCAAGGGCCGTGAGGCCGCAGACAGCAAGGTGCAACGGGATAAGGTTTGGGACGCCTATATGGACGACCTGCAAACCCGCCGCAAACCTACCACTTGGGAAGTTGGGATCATCACCCGCTGGCATGAGGACGACCCGGCTGGACGGATTTTGCCAACTGACTACAATGGCGAATCCGGCATGATCAAAGGACAAGATGGCAATGATTGGTATGTGGTTTGTCTCCCCGCCGTCGCAGAGCGTGACGATGACCCATTGCACCGGAAACCTGGTGAGATACTATGGCCTGAGTGGTTCACCGAAGCCCATTTTGCCCCCTTTAGACGCAATGCCCGTAGTTGGTCCGCCCTTTTCCAGCAACGTCCAGCGCCAGATACGGGGAACTACTTCGACGCTGAATGGCTTCGGCCTTACTCACGTCTCAGTGACCCCCCTAGTGCGGTGACAGTACCCGACCGCAGCACGATGCACGTTTACGGTGCCAGTGATTACGCCGTAACCAGCGAAGGCGGTGATTACACTGTGCATGTAGTGGTGGGGGTTGATCCGCTGAACCGTGTGTTTCTTCTTGATCTGTGGCGCAAACAAGCAACTTCCGACAAGTGGGTTGAGGCCCTGTGCAACATGGTTGAGCAGTGGCGGCCTCTGGGATGGGCGGAAGAAACAGGACAGGTCAAGTCGGGTGTCGGGCCGTTCCTGACCAAGCGCCTAAGGGAACGGCACCTCTACATAGCCCGTGCTCAGTTCCCTACCCGTGGTGATAAGGCAGTGCGGGCGCAGTCCATCAGGGGCAGGATGGCCATGGACGGCCTGTATGTGCCTATTCATGCCCCTTGGTACCCAGAATTCAGGCGTGAATTGCTGTCCTTCCCTGCAGGCAAGCACGACGATCAGGTTGACGCAATTGGCTTGATTGGCCAGGTGCTGGATAAAATGGTTTCAGGCCATATGGCACCGGTAGAGCCTGAGAAGCCCAAGGTGTTGTCTACTGATCCTCTGCTTTGCACTGTGACCTTGGACGATCTGTTTGAGGCCAATGAGCACCGTGGGAAATATCACGTTTCCAGGATCCATTGATGGCCATTGATCTTGACAAACTAGCTGGTCCTAAAGGCGGCGAAGAAAGCCGACGCCTGGCCAAGTTTTGGCTGGATCAGATCAACTATGTCAAGGACAACAGTCAGCACAAGCACTGGGTCAAGCGCGGCGAAACCATTGTCAAACGCTACCGTGACGAACGCAACCGCACTGACGAAGAGGGGCAGCGCCGCTATAACGCCTTGTGGTCCAATATTGAGATCCTGAAACCGGCGCTGTACGGCAAAACCCCATTGCCCATAGCAGAAAGAAGGTTCAAGGACCCTGACCCTACGGGCCGCGCCGCCGCGCAGATACTGGAACGGGCGCTGCGCAATGAGATAGAAATTTGTGGGTTTCATGACGCCCTTAACGCAGCGGTCACCGACTACCTGCTGCCGGGCCGTGGTACGGTTTGGGTGCGTTATGAGCCTGAGATTGAAGAAGGCGTTTCCCTGCCACCCGAGTCCCAGACCGATATGCGGGACAGTCAGGGGGAACTGCCTGGCCGCCACACCCCACCGACCGAACAAGAAACAGAGATCACCACCCCTGGGGGACGGACCCGTCCCCGGCTGTTGAACCACGAAGAGGTTGAGCCGGAAATTGATGATGAAGCTGAGGGGCAAACCCCAGAAGAGGAAAAGCTTGAGTCCACCGGGGACAGGGTGATCCGTGAGTCCACGCCAATTGACTTCATTGAATGGTGTGACTTCTTCACTTTCCCGGTGCGTGCCCGTAACTGGACCGAAGTTACAGCAATTGGCAAGCGTGTGTACATGTCCAGGGACCAAATGAAGCGCCGTTTTGGCCCGGTCATCGGCAAAGCCATCCCCCTGGAAAAGGACACTAGGGGTGACCGCACGCAGAACACCATGCTGCAGTCAGCCGATGAAGATAAAGGGGTAGTGTACGAAATCTGGTCCAAGTCCGATAAGGATGTGTTCTGGGTGGCCATGGGGTACGATCACCTGTGTGATCGCAAGGACGACCCCCTCGAACTTGAGTTCTTCTGGCCAACGCCGCGCCCGCTGTATGCCAACCCCAGCAACAACACCCTGATCCCGGTCCCTGACTTCATTCAGTACCAGGATCAGGCTATTCAGGTAGACGAGCTGACACAGCGCATCGCCATGCTTACCAAAGCCTGCAAGATGTGCGGTGTCTACAACGCTGCAGCCAAGAGCATTCAGCGCATTTTCAATGAGTCCGTTGAGAATGAACTGATACCGGTGGACGATTGGTCTGCCTTTGCCGAAAAAGGCGGCGTTGAAGGGAATTGGTCGCTGATGCCGGTTCAGGTGATCAAGGACGTCATCAACGAATTGATGATGGTCAAGCAGAAGCAAATTGAGGAAATGGATCGGCTGACCGGGATCAACGACATTTTGCGCGGTACCAGTGATGCCAGGGAAACCCTGGGCGGGGTCAGGCTGAAATCCAACAATACCGGCACCCGGCTCACCCACCGGCAGAACGAAGTAGCCAGGTTTGCCCGTGACACTGTGCGGATCATGGCTGACATCATGGCACAGCACTTTTCCCCTCAATCGCTGATTGAGGCCAGCGGCGCACTGTACGAAGAGGGGTTGTGCGCCGAGGACATGCCGGACCTGACGACACTGAGCCAAGCCAATTCCCCTGCTGCCCCTGGCTCCCCCTCCCCTGCTACTCCTCCCATAGGGCAGGGTGGAGCCTCATCCATGGGGCAGACAGCACCAGGGGGCGCGCGCCCCCCGCCAGCTGCACCCCCTGGTGTCCTTCCTGGGCCGCCCCCCGGCTCAAATGTCGTGCCATTGCGGCCACAATTGCCCGGTGCCCCACCGCCTGGAGGGCAGGGTATGCCTGGGATGCCCCCAGGCGGGCCACAAATGCCCCCTGGTGCGGGCATGCCGCCGATGGACCCAGAGCTGCAGCGTAAGCTTTGCGCGCTGCAAGCCATTGCCAAGGCCATAGACCTGATACGCAATGAACGGCTGCGCGGTTTCAGGGTAGACATTGAGGTTGACAGCACAATCTTCGCCGATGCGGCCCAGGAAAAGCAGGATCGCACTGAATTTATGACCAGTGTTACTGGGTTCCTGGTTCAGGCCCTGCCGCTTGGCGCGCAGTTACCGCCTCTGGTTCCTCTGCTGGGTAAACTTCTGACTTTTGGCGTGCGCGGCTACCGTGTTGGCCGTGACCTGGAAATGGCCATTGAAGAATTCTCAGAGAAGGCTGAGGCGTTTGCCAAACAGGCTGCTGAAGAAGCAAAACAGAAGCCCGATCCAATTCAGGCCAAGATGCAAATTGAGAGCAAGAAGGCCGACGCTCAGATCCAGGCTGTGCAAATGAAAACTCAGGGTGAACAAGTATCTGCTCAGGCTGAACTGAAAAACCAAGAGATGGAAAACCAGGCTTCTCAACAGAGTGCCCAGGCTGACATGGCCGGGAAGCAGATTGACCTGCAAATGAAGGAAATGGAAAAGCAAATCCAGGAAATCAAGACAAAGATGGAAATGTTCAAGGCACAGCATGAAATGCAAATGGCGATGATGCCACCGCCGCCCCCATCTATGGCTGCGCCACATCAGCCACCGGGGAAATCAGCATGATGAAAAGGGTAAGACGCGGCCGTAAACGCCGCAGGCCCCCGCCACATCGTGATCACAGGCCGGGTATGACTGAGTTGTTCTTCAAGAGGAAAAAGGGCAAGGCAAATACAGATGTTAATAAAAGCAGTATCAGGGAGATAAGATATGCCATTCTATAATCCAGGTAGCCCGCAGATGATGGCTAATGCGTTGGCTGGCGACCCCCAACCCGTTGGGTATTGGGCTTCTTGGGGGGATAAAATGGATCCTGGAGGCCATCGTTACGGCAGCGAAGAAACCAATGATATTGGTGCTGTGTTGCGTTTAATGCAGCAGCATCGTCAGGAACATCCAGAATTACCAATTTCCTTATTCTCGGCACCCCCTTTTGGCCCCATACATGAGCCATAACCATGACAACGTTCGTGTACAGAAATGGAAAGTTGGTGGATAAACACCTGGCACCACCATTGACAGTTTCAGGGTCAGCGCCGAACGTCATCAGCGACATCATGCCAGAAACGCGACATATGGTCACCGGTCGCTACCACACTTCAAAGGCGGCTTTCAGGGCGGAGACCAAAGCGGCAGGGTGCATCGAAGTTGGCAATGATCCTGCCATCACCCGCCCACGCAAACCCGTACCGCTGAGCCGTGAGAAACGGCGTGACGACATAAGAAGAACTATTTATGATCTAAGGAATGGTCGTTCATGAAAACCAGTGATGTTTTCGCTGTCATGGCGCTGGTAATTGTAATCCTAATTATCTTGCTGTTTGGTGTGCAGGCGCAAGCTGGCTGCTATCCCCGACATCATTTTGTGGAATGGCCGCGCCATCAGCATAGTTCAACATGTGGACGATACTGGTGGCTGTGCCGACCTAGCCATGAGAAGACCTTTGATGCCAGGGGACTGCCGCCGACAAGATCGTATATTGCGGACGCTATTGGTTGGTGACGCGTGGTTATGAATGAATGGGCCTCACCCGATGCCCAAAAGAAGGAGTAAGTGTAGTGGCTGAAGAACAAGTAGTTGATACCGGTACCCCGGAACCTGCAGCACCGCTGCCCATGAATGAGCGGCCAGCGGATGGGCCTGGCAGTGGCCGCAGTGAAATCCGCAAAGAGCTTGAGAAAAGCTTCGACACGGCGCGCAAGTCCGAACGCAGCAGGGAAGCCCCACCCAAGAAATATGTCAGCAGTGCCCGCAAGGAAGCTGCAGCCCAGGGCCAAGAAGCAGCGCCTGCAGAAGGTGAGGCAGAAGCAGCCCCAGCTGAAGAAGCGGCTGCTGAACCGGCAACTGCCGCCCCCGAAGGCTGGACCAAGGAAGCCAAGGCTGAGTGGGAAAATCTGCCGCCTGCGGTCCAAGCTGCTGTCGCCAAGCGCGAAGTGGACATGTCCAAGGGTGTTGAGCAGATCCAAAAGAAATATGCAGAAATTGATCAGGTTCTGCAGCCCAGGATGGAAACCATCCGCAAGCATGGTCACACGCCTGCACAAGCCGTCAATCAGCTGTTCGCCTGGTTTGAATCCCTCAGTGCCAACCCGCAAGTGGCCTTCCCGGCCTTGGCGGAATCCTTCAAGTATAATTTGCGCTCTATCCCAGGGCTGATCCCGGCAGAGCTGATCCAGCTTTGGCAGGAAAAACAGAAGGCTGGACAACAGCAGCCCGGTCAGCAGCAACCGGCTGCAGAAGCACAGCCAGGTGGTGAAGTCCCGGCGGGCGTGCAGAAATACATCAACGAGCTGAACCAGAAGCTGCAGGCCCTGGAGCAAGGCTTCACCAATCAACTTGGCCAGCTTAGCAGTAGCTTCCAGCAGCAGTCACAGGCCAAGACTGAGGAAATTCTGGCAAACTGGTCCAGGGACAAGCCACACTTTGAAGAAGTGCGGCGTACCATGTCCCGCTTGATTGCTTCCCAGGAAGTGCCGCCGCTGCCTAATGGGGCGGCTGATCTGGACCGTGCTTATGACATGGCGTTGTGGGCACTGCCTGAAATCCGTGAGAAGATCCTGGCTGAGCAGCGCCAGAAGGCCGATGCTGAGCTAAAGGCGAAGCAAGCGGCCGAGCGCAAGGCGCAGCAGGATCAGGCCGACAAGGCCCGCAGGGCACAGGCCGGTTCCATCACCGGCAGCGCCCCTGGCGCACCGGGCTTGCCCGCAAAGCCGAGAAAGGGTAAATCAGTTGGCGAAAGCATTCGCGAAGCAATTGGCGAATTGAGAGAATAATCTAACCCCACAAGGGTCAGAAAACCCGTAGCGGTTACGGGGTGCCACAAGCACAAACACCGCAACCAGCCGTAGCATTCTGCACGTAAGCTGACGTTAGTAGCTGGGGGCCACAGACCCTGAAGCGAACCCCGCAGCGTAGTGGTGCTGCAATTTTCAACCGGTTTAGGGAAGAAAGGAGCCAATCATGGCTTTCCCGAACCTGTCGGAAATCGTCACTACGACGCTCCGTAATCGTACTGGCGAACTTGCCGACAATATGTCTCGGAACAACGCGGCACTGCTGCGCTTGACGAGGCGCGGTAACCTGAAGACGTTTTCAGGTGGCCGTACTATTGTTCAAGAGCTCAACTACGCCGACAACCAGACGTTTCAGTGGTATTCGGGTTATCAAACCCTGAATATTGCCCCGTCGCAGGTGTTCACGGCGGCTGAATACCCGATCCGCCAGGCTGCAGTTGCGGTCAGCATCAGCGGGTTGGAGGAACTGCAAAACTCTGGTGAAGAAGCCATCATCGATCTGCTTGAGTCCCGCATCATGAACGCGGAAGATACGTTCATGAACGGCCTCAGCCAGGGTATCTACGGTGACGGTACGGTGAGCAACTCGGTGGGCGGCCTCCAGCTTCTGGTGGCTACCTCGCCGACAACCGGCACGGTGGGCGGCATCGACCGTTCGCAGTGGTCCTTCTGGCAGAACCAGTCTTGGAGTGCAGCCACCAACGGCAGCACGACATTGACTGCTGCTACCATCCTCAGCCAGATGGACTCGTTGTGGGTGACCCTGGTCCGTGGACGTGATTACCCGGACCTGATCATCGCTGACAACGTGACCTACCGCTACTACCTGCAATCGCTGCAGGCTATTCAGCGCGTACAGGGTGAGAATGCCGCACCCGATATGGCTGAATACGGCTTCATGTCACTGAAGTACCTCCAAAGTGACGTGGTGCTGGATGGTGGCTTCCAGGGCTTCAGCACCGATCCGCTGCCGCCCCAGGTCAGCACGTCTACGTCAGGTGTTGGTGGTGCGCCGTCCACGACAATGTACTTCCTCAACACGAAGTACCTGCACTGGCGTCCCCACGCGCGCAGGAACATGGTCCCGCTTGACCCGGATCGCTTCTCGGTCAACCAGGACGCCATGATCCGGCTGATTGGCTGGGCTGGCAACATGACCCTGAGCAATGCCTTCCTTCAGGGCGTGTTGGTGGCCTAAGAAAGGAGTTCATCATGGCACTTGCTCAAGACATAATGGCGCTGGGTACTGGCCCGGCCCTGGCTGCTCGTACAGCCAGTGGCGGTACTGGTCCAGTCTCCATTGCGGCGGCAGGTAGCTCTGCTGCTACTGCTACCCAGATCTATGGGCAGCAGTTCGTCACTTGTGTTACCTCTGGTACCGGTGCGGTAATCTTGCCGTCGCCGACAGGGCAAAATGGCCCGCTGATTGCGGATACTTTCACTATCCACAACAGCACCGGTCCCATTCTGACTGTCTTCGCACCGGCAGGTGTCACCATCAACGTCGGTGGCGCTGCGTATGCCGGGGCCAATCCGATCTCGGTTACGACACTGAAAACTCTCGTCGTCTATACGGCCCCGACCACTACCCAGTGGTTTGGGCTGTCTGCGTAATGCTCAGGTGCAGGGGGAAACCAATTCCCCTGCACCATAGGCATGTTAGGGGTGAAGAAACCAATCTTCCCCAATAGCGTAAAAACTTCAACCCCTAAGTAAGGAGGCCTATCATGGCCGCTGGTCCTGCAATCTATTCTACTCTCAACATGGAGGGCGTTGACATAAACAGCGTCTTCCTCCTCGATGTCAAAGGAGCCCCAGAGTACCCGGCACCGCCCTTTAATAAAGGTGTACGGGCATTTGGGACCGATGGTTCAGACTGGACGTACTGCACTGCCAGCATCACGATTGGTGCCGGTAGTGTGGTCATCATCAGTGACGTGCCAGGTTCCTGGTCAGTAGCACTCATTGGTGGTGCCACGGTTGGTACCGCTCTCACCGGGCAGTTGCTTGGTGTGGTCGGTGGCAGCTTGGGCACGATGTTCGTCGGCGCACCCTCGGGTACGCAGACGGGCAGCTTCTTCTGGGTGCAACGTGCTGGTAATGCCCCTGGACTGAACTGCGCTGCCTCAACCAACAAGGAAGCGCAACTGTTCTCGTCCGCCACGGTTGGCGGACGCGTCAGCTCGACCGCTGGTGGTTCTGGTACCACGTTCAGCCTTCTTGGCATTGTGGTCAGCCAGGCAACCGGCTCGACAGCCGGTCCAAATACTGCTGTTCTCAACTACCCGGTGGTTGGTTCCTCTGGGTAATGTGCCCGAATGCCTCAACTACCCCAGCCGCCAATGGCTGGGGGCTTTTCCTGAGGAGGAAACAATGATAGGAATGGCAATATCAGTTCTGTGGCTGCTCTTGGGCGTGGTAGTCCTGTGTGCGGTCATATGGTTCGCGCTCTACGTCATCCAGCAAATCCTGGGGATAGCTATCCCTGAGCGTGTCGTGCAGGCGATTTGGCTGGTTGTGCTCATTCTGGTTGTCATCGGGATTCTGACCATCGTCGCAGGTGGTAGCATCGGCGGCATGAGTATGCATTCACTTCGATGACTCGCGTTAAAACCGTAAAAAGACGGATCATGGGGCCTGTTGCGGCACTGTTTATAGCCGCAGTATTGGCTCTTGCCTTTACCTACGCCAGCGACAAAGTGTGGCCACCAAAAGAGGGAGACTGTAATGCTATTGTGCAGCTCCCGCACACGTCGCACTGAGTGATATATGCCGGATCAATTCGATCCTGATCCCTTACTGTTGCCTGGGAAGTCACCGGCTGACCCTGCACAGGCGGCTGGGTTCTTGGGTGGCCAAGCAGCTAACTTCCTTGGTGTGCCGGAAGCAGTACAAGCGTTACGGGGGCAAATGACCCCTGAGGAGGCCCAGCAGTTCGCACTTCTTGCTGGCATGTCAATGGTGCCTGGCATGCGAGGTGAAGGAGTAGCAACGAGGGCATTGGCCAGAACAGCACAAGAGGGGCTTAACCCCTATATTTATGAGCATTGGTTGCCATATGTGAAGGGGTATAAGAATTTAGAACGAACTGTAGGGGAAAGCAGCCCCTGGAAGCCACTTGGTGAAAATTCCTCAGGGCACCAATATTTCCCAGAAAGCATAAAAACTGAGGGCGTTCCTGATTATTTGCCAACACCAATTCCTGAACGGGCCACTGCTGCTGGGTTCAATGTCCCATTAGCCCACGGCACTAAAGCAAGTCCATTTACTGAATTTAAGTTGCCGGAAGAGCTAAAAAGATTTGGGACACCATCAGCTGAAATTGGCATCCACGCAGGTTCCCCCAAAGCCGCAAATAAATTTGGTGGGGCATACTTATCTTCGTATGACAGTAACAGAATTTATCCGTTGGTAATGCGTGCCCAGAACCCCCTTGAGACAGGTGATTTGGGTAATTGGGGTCCCAGGAACATTGCAGGTTATTTAGAAAATCATCCTGAATTTGGGAGTGACGAAATTTCCAAGGCTTTGGGGGGCCAAGACCCTGCTGATATACGTGGGGAGGGGGCGGTTGAGCAAATCCAAGCTCTGCGTGATCTGATCCGCAGTAAGGGTTATGACTCTATCAAGTACCAAAATAATGTAGAAGACCCGGGGCACACCTCCTACATTGCCCTTGACCCTAAGCAACTAAGATCACCTTGGGCAGCATTCAAGGATTTGGACAGCAGGAATTTACTTGCAGGCTTAGCTGGCGGGGCAGTAGCGGCACCTGCTTTGTCACCAAACGTGCAGGATTACGTCAAGGCACTTAATAAGTAACAGGGAGACTGTAATGCTGTGGCAAGATATGTTCGTTGAGTCCCTACGGTTCCAAGCCAAAGGCGACCTCTACACGGCCATTGAGTACCTTAACAGGATCCTGCTGGCGAAGCCTGATTTCACCCCGGCGTGGAACAACCGGGCTTCCATGATTGCCCAGCTTGGTCAGCCATTCGACGCCATTGTCAACTATGACCGTGCCATTGCCGTAGACCCCGAAGCATTTGAGTTCTACAATAACAGGGGTGCTGCCTACATGGACCTGGATATGTTTGAGCGGGCGCTGGAAGACTTTGATGTGGCAATAATGAAGGGTGGGAGGATACCGGAGATTTACAATAACAAGGGGGCTTGCTACAGGCGGCTGGGCAGGATTGAAGAATCTCTTGATGAATATAAAATAGCTACCGA